CGAAATGCGTAAAAAACGCAAACCTGCCGAATATAAAAACATTCATCATACTGTTTTGTCTAAACCAGAGAATGACAAACTTTCTATGAAGAATGTCAAAGAATGGATTAAAGAGGCCAAAGAAGATGCGGCGGCACATGCCAAGAATGCTCGTGGTCGTGGTATTACACCACAAATTCAGCAACGTGAAATGGCGATGTCGGAGTCTAAAAAAGCATATGTGAGACAGATGGAGCATTACCTCAAGACTGGTGATTGGATTGCTCAATACATGGGTGCAAAAGAGAATGAACGTACTGTATGGACTTGTACTGCAATGGCATACAATGCTGATGGTACACCAAAGCGTACAGTTGGTGTTTGGTATCCTGACATTCGTAGAGAATGGACACGAGAAATGGAAAATGGCAACTTTGAGTTTGACAATGACCAAGAAGTGTCGTATGATGAGACTGTATCATTGACAGATACAAACTTCAGAAACAACGAACATAAACTTGCCTTATGATATTAGTTGATTATAGCCAGATTGCTATTGCAAACATTATGCAATCAGCAAGACAAGGTGTGAATGAAGATATGGTACGCCATATGATCCTGAATACGTTACGTATGTATCGTAACAAGTTCTCAGATGAATATGGCGAACTTGTATTATGTTGTGACAACTCAAATAACTGGCGTAAAGAGATATTTGAGCATTACAAAGCACCTAGAAAGGTGCAACGTGAAAAGTCTGATTTCGACTGGAATAACCTTTTTGTGATACTAAATAACATTAGGCGTGAGTTACAAGAAACGTTTCCTTACAAGATGGTTTATATTGATCATGCTGAAGCAGATGATATTATTGCAACTCTCGTAATGAACCGTGAAGAAAAATTGAATGGTGTTGTATCTGAACAAGAACCTATATTGATATTGTCTAGTGACAAAGATTTTGTTCAATTACAACGTTTTGAGAATGTGAAACAGTATTCACCACTCAAAAAGAAATTTCTAAACACAGACAATCCAGAGACTTTTTTGCGTGAACATATACTCAAAGGCGATTCTAGCGATGGCATTCCTAATTTTCTGTCTGCCGATGATACTTTTGTATCTGAAAAACGTCAAAAACCATTGTCGAAGAAAAAGTTGTCTGTATGGTGCGAACTTGATCCTGAACATTTTTGCGAAGGTGAAATGTTACGCAACTATCAACGTAATGAAATGTTGATTGACCTAACTCGTGTGCCTGCAAATTTGCAAGAACAGATTATGTCAAGTTATCATGAGCAACAAACTAATGGTCGTTCAAAACTTTCCAATTATTTCGTAAAACATAAACTCAAAAATCTTATGGAAAACATAAGTGAATTCTAGGAGCGTGTATGGCGTCAAAATTGACATCGACCATACTCAAACAAGCAAATCAAATAGAAGATGTGAATGAACGTGCAAATTGGTTGCGTGAAAATGCAACTTATGCAGTTCGTGGTCTTCTAAATTTTAATTTTCATCCTACCGTAAAATTTCTCTTACCAGAAGGTGAGCCTGACCTTGAAGGATTGGCTATCAAAAGAGAAGCAGAAGATTATGTTCTTGGAACAGAATTTTCACACCTAAATGCAGAGATGAAAAAAATGTATTTGTTTTATGAAGGTGGTCATGCTACTCTTACACAACAAAAAAGAGAGTCCTTGTGGGTCAATCTCATTACAGGTCTTCATACTGAAGAACGAGATGATCTAACAAAAATGAAAGATAAAAAGTTGCAGGAAAAATATCCAAATATTACACAGGAGGTAGGGCATCTGGCTTTTCCCGATTTGGTATTGAAACCGGCACCCATCAAGGAGTTAGTTCGGGACAATAAAGGACGATTTGCTAAGAAAACTAAGACTAAAAAGAAAGAAGCCAAAAAATGAATGTGATAATGTTTTGTGCTGGCCTAAATCCGGAACTGCGACCTTTTACGGACTTCAAGCCAAAATGTCTGTTACCTATAAGTAACAAACCAATACTTTTTCATAATCTAGATTGGCTTGAAAGACAAAATTTTAAGAATGTCACACTAATTCAGAGTTTTTGTGCTCCACAAATGGAATTAGAGTTGAAAAAATACAAAGGTAGTGTAAATGTGAAGCCAATGACTGAAAAAGTTCTTCTTGGTACGGCAAAAGGCATACTTGATTATACTTTAGGCGTTGATGATGACGTAATTATCATGAATGGTGACAATATTTACGATTTTGACTTGCGAAAGATGTATGATTTTCATCAAAAAAACCGAAATTCATGTACTTTGGGTATTCATGACGTAAAAAAAGGCGAAAAACACAAATCTGTGGTAAAATTGACCGAACACGGCATGATTGAGAACTATATTCCTCGCCCAACCTTCAAGTTTAAGGCTCCAACTGCCGTAAATGCTGGAATTTGCGTTCTAAATCCGAAATTTAGGCAAAAAATCAATTTAAGAAGAGATCATGACTTCTGGGTTCATACATTGAAAAGAAATTCTGACGATATTTACCCGTTTCGCATTAATGGTGTGACCTGCATCGATTCCGCAGATGAATATGTGAGAATTAATAACACTTTCTCTTCAATTGACCACTTTTTCGTTGGTCATGAAAGGTATTAATGCCAACTTATGTATATAATTGTAAAAATTGTGATGATTTTTTTGAAGAAAACATTAAATATGATGATAGAGATGCTCCTACAGAGGAATTGTGTGATAAATGCAATGTAGGTGAAATTATAAGAATTCCAGTAATGCCAGGATTTGCTTATGACAACATAGGTCCTAATAAAAAACCAGATCAAGGTTTTAATGATCGATTAAAGGATATTAAACGTTCCCATCGTGGAAGTAATATAAACATATATGACTGATTTTTTACATGAGAATATACTTGGTGATATTGAACTTAATACAATAAACGAAAACGGTAAACGTTTATATGTTACGCCCGATGGTGAAAAATATCCATCAGTAACAACTGTATTATCTGAATATAAAAAACAAGGTATAATAGAATGGCGTAAGCGAGTTGGTGAACAACAAGCCAATAAAATTTCTACACAAGCCTCAAGAAGAGGTACAAAGGTACATAAACTTTGTGAAGATTATTTAAATAACGAATCTACATTCAAAGGATATACACCTGATAATGTAGAGATGTTCAAATCTATACAGCCCACCTTAGATGAAATTGAAGTTGTCTATGCACAAGAGAGAACTTTATTTTCACATCATCTTAAAACTGCCGGCCGAGTTGATTGTGTTGGTAAGTTTCGTGGTAAGCCTCATATTATTGATTTCAAAACATCAAACAAACCAAAAAAATGGGAATGGATTGATAATTATTTTATGCAAGGGTCGGCATATGCAGTCATGTGGGAAGAAATGACAGGCATTGCAATACCCTATATAGCAATAATTATAGCAGTTGCCGATGAAGTTCCTCAAATTTTTGTAGAAAATCGTGATACTTGGATTAATAAATTTATCGAGGTAAGATCAAATTATGAAAACCGTTAATTTAAATTTTCTAATTCAAACAAAAAATCATGATGAAACAATAATAAGTAAAAATTTAAATAGATTATTTAATTTAAATCAACCACTGTTAATATATGATGTGGCTGAAGGTTCAAGAATGTGGCCGGTTGATAAGCCAAAAGATGTCGCATCATATATGTTTTTTAGGGTGCATGAAGGTTTAAAAAATTACAAACATGATATTTGGTTTTTATGCTCTGATTTAAATATTAAAGAAAGATATGAAAAATTTTGCTTATTAACAGGTAGTGAGAAAAAATTTAAATTATTATGTTTTCCATTTTCTATAAAAACAGGGTTTTCTTTTTACACTGATAGTATGATCAGACAACTAAATGAAAACCAAAAAAAATGGAATTTTTGTCAATTAACTTCTGGACCTCAAACAGTTAGATTAGCCACAATAGATAGATTTTATAAAAATAAAAATTTTCAATATTCATATGTACCACAATTTCATTACAGAAATGGAAGGATTCAGCATTGGATGCTTTATGAGGAAGAAACTGATTCAGAATTTTGGAGCAAATACACAAAGTTTCAAAATAATTTTGACGTAAACTCATCAAAAATTTTGACCGAATTAGACTTAAAAGATACGGTTGTTGATGAAGGTAGTGAAAAGATCACAGTAAACGATATAACATTAGATAAAAAAGTTTTTGATCATACTTTACCTCTTGAAAATTATGAATCTTGTTGCGATATTGTCATGGAAACGTATTGTATTGGTCCTACTTTTTTTTCTGAAAAAACTTGGAAAGAATTTGTATATGAACGACCTTTTATTCTCTTTGGTAATAAAGGTTACAATAAGTCTTTACAAAATTTAGGTTTTGAAATTTTCGATGAATTATTTGATTACAGTTTTGATGATGAACCGCACACGTATGAGAGATTAAAAATGTTTTCGGCAGAAATCAAAAAATTTATAGATTTAAACGTAGAAGATTTTGCATCCAAAATAAAGACATTAGATTAAAAGGTTAAACATAATAGAAAATTATATGTTGAATATATAGACAATTTTGATTCGATATTTAAAGTTTTTGATGATGTATATTTTCATTATGATTATCATCATTATGTGATGTATT